AAAGGCATCTTTTAATTCATTAAGAATAGATACGTTTCTTACAGGTAAGGGTGATCCATCTTCAATAAATGCAAATTTTCCTGAGTTATAAGCCGTTGCGACAATCGCATAGTTATCTTTATCTTCACTTACACTTACAATTCTCCATTGAGTAGTTTCTAAAGTAGTGTTACTTAAAATCCAAACACTATTAGCATTTGGAGCAGAGGAGAAAGCAGAAGATACTGTAATAACAGCACCAGAAATTCCACTCACATCCTTAGTTTCAACTGAACCATCAGATAAAATAACGCTAAGTGTAGGGCTATTAGTAGCATCCAAATCTGTATCTTCTGTATCATCTACAGTTACCGTTGTGGTTGTTGCTGTTTTTATCCTTCCCCCTCTTCTAAGTCCTGCTCTTACTGGATCGCTTACTTCGATAACTTGGCCTGGTCTTACAACAACTCCCTCTGATAATCCAGTAGTAAAATTAATAGTTTCAGTGGAATTTTGCTCTTCAAATAACAAGAATCTACCTAATCTTGCAGCTTGACCTCTAGAACTACATCCAAATCCAGTAATTTTTTTATGTAAAACACCATATTTGGTTTTTGCAGAGGTATCTTCTACAGTTTCAAAGTCTAATTCTTGGTTATCCATGTCAAAGTAAGACACAGAGACCATTGTCGCTCGTGTTTTTAAACTTGTACCAGAATACCCAAATCCACCAGAACTTATATTAGATAAATTAAATAAATAACTAGGATCTGTAGGTCTATCCTGTGAAATAGTAAGAGATCCTGCGTTCCAGTAACTTATAGATCTCATTACAGAAGTAAGGGAGTTTACAACTTCATAAGCATCCTGTCTTGATTGAAGGATAGTATTACAGCTAAATCTTGGCTCTTGTCCTCCAAGTCCGTCATCTACTAATTCTGAACAATAAACAGAAGCACTATAGAAAGCATATTTATCTAATTGAGCTTCTGTTATATGATCTCCTAAACCATATCTAGTGTTTGTTAAGAGGTCAAACAGTATCCAAGCTGGATCTGAGCACCAAACTTTAGCTGTAGTAAGCGTTCCATTAAATGTTCCTGTGTAAGTTATTCTTCCTGTTGCTGCTTCTACTGTTCCGTTATGGGGTATCTTTATCTTTACCCCACGAAGTTTATACATTCTCCCTGGAACAGATGAGAATTGCTCTGAATCAAACCTTAATGCTACATGAGCTATATCAGGATAAGGTCTTTGTTCATCAATAATTTCAGTAAATGACTGAAAGAAAAATTCATCTCTTAATCTATTGGGATCAGTAGCATCAGCAGTTACTCTCGTTACTTGAACTGTTATTGGGAAATTAAGTCCAGTAGGAAGATCAATTCGATAGTCTCTGTTATATGCAGAAGAAGTTCTTCCTTTAACAGTATCATCTATTGGAGTTGTAGTTGTTCCATTATTTTGAATAATTTTTATCGTTAATTGTACAGATGCACCATTTACATCTCCATTGGTCTCAAACTTTTGAAGAGAATTAAATCTAATAGTTACTCTTACAGCATTAATATTAGAGTTTGTTATCTGCCTTGATATTGGTGCTCCGTTTTCTACTTTTGAACCAACATTAGTTTCAGATTCAATATTGGCAATACCAGAAATAAATGTTTGATTTGACGTTCCGAATCTAGGTTCAAAACCTACATCTTGAAAATTAAAATCTGTAGGTTGGGTAGCAGTTGGATCGGCACTAGCTCTTAATACTGGAGTTTTTCCTAAGTAAACATCTTTTAATGCTGCTGTATTGTAATTTGCTGTTCCTTTTGTAAATCCTGCTGCTGATGGAAAACCCTCTATTTCACCTTCACTAAGAACATCAACAATAGTAGCAAATTGTTTACTACTTAAAACATCTTTAGGTAAGTTTGGGTTTTGGAATCCAAACAGATCATATATTGCGTTAGGATTACTAGATGATGCAGTTGCTTGTCCCATTATGCTGTACCTTCTATCTGTACTGTATCAATTCCTGCCGATACGACTAGCGATCCAGTGAATATTTCTCCATAAATTATGGGCAATGCTGTTCCTGCTCTTGATGTATTCTGTACTCCACTAAATGAAAAGTTTTGAGCTTGTGGATCGTCTGATACTCCAGGAGGTTTGGGAACAGGAGTAAGCATCTGTGCTGCTCCAGATAAAGTTAAATAAATACCTAAGTTTCCCGCTGCTGCTGCTAAAGCACCTCCACCAGTAGTACCAAATAATAAAGGACTTCCTCCTCCTAGACCTAGTCCTGCTGCTGGTGCAGCAATAGCAACAGCTATTAATGCTACTCCTGCCAATACTCTAAAGAAGCCTCTAGAACCAGTTGCCACTGGTATTATTTTTATTTCCTGCTGCCCTAAAGGATTAAATAATTCTGTCTCGTCAATCTCATCTTCACCGACTTTGACACAGTAATTTTGTTCCGTCATATGTCGTTCTAACTGAGGAAAATTTGCTAACAAAAATTTAAAAGTATCAATCGGTGTTTTGATTTCTGCCTCAAAAGTTCTCTGTCCTAAGAAACGAGCTAATCTTCCGTAAACTTTGATTTTACTGAGCATAGCGATACCTCTTCTTTGTCCATTGTATATACTTTTGGTCGTAAATTTCTCTACAGCTAAGTCTTTTCACACAATGATGAAGAATAGTTTGATCTCCAATATATAAAGCCACATGATCTAATTTGCCTGTATCAGTAGTATCCATTAATAAAATATCTTCTTTTTGAGTATCCTCTTCCTCATTTAATTCAATAAAACCAGATCCTAATAATACTTTTTCAAAATAAGGATCTTTTGTAAATTCTTGTGGACTTGCTGGTCTTTTCCAATGACGTATTGAAATATTTTTTGTTTCTTTATACCAATCAGTAATTAAACTCCAACAGTCTTGAATATCCCATACCCATTGTCTACCAATTAATCCTTTTTTATAGCCAGAAGGTTCAAAATAATGCCATTGTTCTGTTTCTGGAGTCACGATATAAAAAGGTAAATCTAAATATTCACAACTTGCAAGATCAGCTTGGCTAGGTAATGGTGGTACTTGTGGATGACTATGAAAAACAGCAATAATTTCTCCCAAATCTTCAGCTTTTACCCAATCATCGGGATCAATAATAAATTGTTCGCCTAAATCTTCTGCAAGGTTTTTACAAGGAAAATATTTTTCTTTCCCTTTATAAACAGCTAATAAACCACAAGCTTCATGCGGTGCATCTTCTTTTGCGTGTTTAAGTGCGATATCTTTCCAAGTCATCCAATAAACGTACCAATACCAGGGAAAATGTCTCTAGTTGCTATTCTTTTTGGTAGTTTTACATTTACTAAATCTAGTGCTGATATTGCTTCCCATTGAACAGTAGCTCTGTTTTCACTAATTTTTCTATCTAGAAAGTAAATCTCTTGAGGAAATTCTGCCGTTGGATCGGGAGTACCGTGAGGATTCGTATTGCCTGTAAAATTTACAGCATCTAAAAATCTAGCTAATGTTCTAATTCTTGTTAATTTTGCACCATTTAAATCATTACCAACTGTTGTTTGGTTTACATTTTGCATAATTGCAGTAATCGTTCCAAAAATATTACTAATAGATATAGTTGGTCTTGGTAAAGTTCCTGTCCCTGTAAATTCAAATCCTTCACATTGAATAGGAAATCTTTGATAAGTATTTCCAGCCCATACTACTTCTCCATTTCCATTAGAGTTCGCACCATTATGAAATCTATAAACAGTACTAGCACCATGTAATGTTGAATCGAGTGTTAAAGTAAACAATTCAATAATTGCAGTAGGATTTATTGCTTGAAGCTGGGAAACTGGTACTGCCATCAGGGTTCAAATACTTGTTCAAAACTTGCTGTAATCCTATTTCTCTGAAATTCAAACATTTCTCTATTAAAACTTCTACATATCCATTGGTAGCTTGTAGCTTCATCAGGTGGAGACCAAGTGAATGATGCAGAATCTTTTCCTCTTGCTTCTAAAAATGTTTCAATTTCATCTGCATCTTCATCATCTACGTTGAATGTAAGATTCCAAACTTTTGGATCTTGATTTAATCCAAAAGATGTACGTTGTTGATAGCCGTCACCAAACTGCGTAATACGCATTTGTGGCTGACTACGTTTTGTAGCAGAATATGATGGGTTGTAACTAGGGAAAGTAGCCATTATTTCGTTAATAAACCTCCAGGTCTTTGTTGTTTAACAAGTTCACCTTTTACTGCAATAGAAATCAAAGTACCAAGCTCTCTGGCTTGAGCTTCATCTCCTTGAACATCTGTTCCAGATGCGTCTACATTAACAACAACACTCGTACTACCGCCACCTCCAAGTTTATTATTAGGCACAATCGTTCCAGATGACCTTGGTACGAATAATTCTGGCCCTTTTTCACCAACGATTGAAGGTTTACCAACAGGAGGTCTACCTCCGTTTGCAAAACCAAATAAACTAAATAATCCACCTGTAACAGTACTTCCCCCTGCATTACCAAACAAGGCTTGATTTAAAGCAACGTCTAAGAATTTATCAGCTACATTACTTAATAAATCAGAAAGAGTAGAAGTTCCTTTAATTAATCCTGCAATACCATTTTTTATATCGCCAAGAATTGCTGTTTCTATTTCTTTAAATTTATCTAATGTTTCTGTAGCTGCTTGTGTAAGTTTCATTTGTTCGCTAACACTATTAGCTGTACTTTTAGTAACTCCATCCATTGCGTTTCTTTGTGCTTCAAGAGCAGTTAATCTTTTTTGGTCATTTTCATCCAATATCCCTTCTTCACGTTGCTTTTGAAGTAGCTTGTCAATTTCAACTTGCAAGTTATCTTTTGCTATTTTTGATTCTTTTTCTAATTGTGCGATAGTTTTTGCTATCGAAGGATTTAAACCATCTCTTCTAAGTTCAAGTATTCGTTGTTCTAATTCATTCTCTTCTTTTAATTTTTCAACCATTTCTGTATGTCCTTTTAAGGCTTCTTTTATCATTTCGTCAGTATTAAAAGCTATAGCATTACCAGCAACTCCTCCAGTAGGACTACTTCCAGTTGTGGTCGATCCTGATCCTGAAGAACTTAAAAAATTAGGTAGTTCTCTTTGAAGTATTTTTCTAGACTCTTCATTTAAAACTTCATAATATTTATCGGCTGCTGGCCCTTTTGTAGCATCAAAAAATATACCACCAAATAATTGGTTTGGGTTTGCCTTTCTAGCTGCTTCTGTCGCAATTTTTTCTGCTTCTTTAAATGCCCCTTGATCTAAATCTCTTGCTTTTTTTCTTATTCTTTGTTGACCTACAGAATCTACAAATTTCTTTGCTAGATCAATTATTGCCATAAATGCTGGAGCTAGATCAGATTTTAATTTTAAAAATAACTTTCCTGCTGCATCATCTAGTTCATCAAAAGAAGTGTCTAAATCTTTTAATCTTTCGGCTGCTAATGTTCCAATACTTTCATTTA